AACTGCGAAAACGTCCTGCCAAATCAATTCCCGGTAGGAAAGGACGCCAACGGCTAATGTAGTTAACAGGGTAGCAGGGGTGCTTAAAAATAGAATGCCTTTCTGTTTGGACTTTGAGGACTTCAACAGTCAGCATAGCGCAGGCAACATGAAAGCAGTCATAGAGGCGTACTTGGCCGTCTATTCAGACTGCCTTTCAGAGCAGCAAATCAAAGCGGCACAATGGACAGCTGACTCAGTCTACGCACAAACAATTCACGATAACGTAGGTACAAAGACGGTCTACGAGTCAAAAGGTACTCTCTTGTCTGGATGGAGGCTGACGACATTCATGAACAGTGTGCTCAATCACATATACACCTCGAAAATCGCTGCAGAAACGAAAAACCAGGGCGACAGTTTGCATAATGGCGACGACGTGCTCATAGGCGTCAGGTCCTTGGCATTGCCTAGAGCTTGTCAAAGGAACGCTAAGAAGTACAACGTCAGAATGCAGTCGGCTAAGTGCGCTGTAGGTGCAATAGCCGAGTTCCTCAGAATAGACCACAGAAGAGGCGGCCAAGGGCAATACTTGTCTAGAGCCGTAGCCACTCTGGTGCACTCACGTATAGAGAGCAGAATATCCACAGACGCTAGAGACCTCATACAGTCGATGGAAAACAGATTCTCTGATGCGTTGAACAGAGGTATGTCTCTCACTATGGTCGCAAACCTAAGAGAGCAATACTATATACACCAGTCGGAAATATGTGGAATGACAACTGAAGAAATGTACATCATCAAGAACGCACATAGGGTAGTTGGAGGTATAAGCGAGGAAAAAGACGCCACGGACGGTATATTAATATCGTCAGGCATGAGAAGCAAAAAGGGGGTTGCGATTCCCGACTTACCGGGGGTGAACGCATACGCGCGCGAGATACACAGAGCAATGGATATCAACGTGACGCTTAAGGAGATAACCAAAAGGCTTTATGACGCGACATACGAAGCGGTAGCTGTTAAAAACAGAAAGATGAAAATCTCTATGGAAAACACCGACCGCTGGTTCGTTAATGTCAGGCGTATTTACAAAGCTCATAAAGGTGCACAACTATCTCAAAACTACGGAAAAGCGGCGTTAGTAGGATTTGCGTTAGAGATACTGGGTAAAGAAGCCCCGGATTTAACTCTGACGACAATACTGAAGACGTCGCAAAGACCGCTAGAATTAATTAAGCACATATTATAAATATGTGGAAGCTCAAGCAGAGCCATAACTAAGATCCCTCATAAAGGTGC